GCTAACCAGTCCAGTGTTAGATTGTGTAGTTAATTGCCATACAGCCTCGCCGGATGTACCAGCGTCCATAAATGGCGCACCGTTTGGAATAGCGCCGGTAGGGCCTTGACACCATTCGCCTTCGATAGCCCTAATCTTGAGGATTGACTTTCCTAGTGCGTTAACATAGGATGATAGGTCTACTGCTGTTTGTACGAATGTACCACTGTCGTCTGGGGTTACTGTTGCTCTGATAAAAAAGGACTCTTGTTTAGCCATACCCTTTGATGATAGGAGACAGTTTATAGTAGTTGACCTGTCATAGCCTAGTCATCTCTACCGTTTTGTAGTGTGTTTATAGTACGCAGTACTACACTCTACAAGAAAAATAATGATTTTGTAGTATTAATAACGAATCAATTGATATATTAGGGCCAATCTAGGCTGTTTTATGGGCAATAGATATACCGAAACGACGCTAACCGCAAGAGAATTAAACACTTTACAGTCTGTGAGGGGGCATTTGGATAGAATTATGCTAAATAATTTGGATAAATCTAATCCCGACCGTAAGGCATTGAATCAATTAATGAAAGCTAGGGATAATATCACTAGAGCAATTGACCGTGTTTCATTTATGAGGGAGAGAAAATAAATGAAATGCTATAATTGTGGGTGGAATACCAAAACAATTTATCCAAAAATTGACAAAATCCAATATGTTCAAAAAATGTGCCTGGCTTGTGGATGGAAATCTTATCCAATTGCAGTCATCTCCCAGTCGCAGCTGAGAAAAAACGATGTACTGCATAATCTAGAGGCGCAAGCTTGCACCTCTAAACCTGGGAGTGAGTAATTTGCCCAGGCCAAGAAGTCGTGACAAAGTTGTCCCAGTATCTATTGGGCTGCCCATCTCTTTGATGATGAGGCTTGATAACGAGTTAGATTGGAGTCAATCGCGTTCCAGGTATGTTAAATCGGCAATAATTCAAAAACTTGATGACAGTTTTGATTATTCATCGATATTGACATCACAATTGATTGGAATGCTACATCATAGAAATATAATCTCAACTGAATTGCTTACATCGCTAATGATGCGAGCTGAGGAAATTGAAGTAGAACAATAAGATACAGTAATCGCTCACACCAAACGATTCGTTCGTTCTGTTCTTTGTCTATTGGCGCTATTGCTTCAAGTCCTTGAGACATTTCTTAATCTCCTTAAGTTCCTTTAGGATTTTAGCCAAGATAACAACGGCAGCCATCAGTCAGCCAACCCTGCTGCATCGCCAGCTCTTTCTGATAGAATCAATAGGATTTCTTCGTCGGATGACACTTCATACTCATCTAACTCAATGTAATAAGTTGCAGAACTAGCAGATTGTCCAAGTGCTTCTAGGTCAACAGCCAAACTCAAAGATTGTGTAGCCATGGCATCGCCTTTGATGACATATTGATTTTGATAATTTATTCCTAATGGATCTCTTGCTTCTGCTGAATTATTAGCATAGATGCCAATGGTTCTATTTTGTGCAGCAATAAATCCACTTGTTCCGACTGCTGTATTTCGACCACATGCCAATATTAATTCAGCATTAGACATACGAAGTAACTCTCTCCTGGAGAAGGATTGGAGTGCAAATGGCACATTACCTGCGCCAGTTGCTTGACTAGCATTAGGGAACGCGGACAAAAAGGTTACTTTGTATGCATATCCTCTGCGCTCATCTACCAGGATGTTTTGAAAATATGCAACATTGCCACCGCCATCAGTAGCGACAGCATCAGCAGTTGCAAATGATACAGCACCACTCAAGTATACTCTACGGCCGGTTTTCTTCATTTTCTCGCCATCCTATGAGCTGCCTTGACCGCTTTGGCAAATCCGCCTTTTTTCCATCCGCCGGACTTTTTCATATACTGTCCTTTGACTTTTGCAAATGCTTTTGAGTATGCAGTGTTTACTTTTCTTTTAGTTTTCTTAACAGTTTTAGCCGCTTTTCTAGTAGTTTTAACTACATCTTTTACGGCTGAACGTGTTTGTCGAGCGGCTTCTAGTAATTCGAGATACTCCTCGACGCTCATTGATACATTAGGCAAGTAACTCACCTTACTGTTGAGATAGTGCCAATGCCATAGCTGCAGATTGAGTTAAGGTCATTACTTCGCATTCTAAGACTATGTTGAAGGTCAAGTTTGAGGTTGCTGCCCAGTTACCGCCGCCAAGAGCGCCTAGATAGACTTCTTCAACTGCTACAAGGAAACCATTAGAGTAGTGTTGAGGTAGATGGGAGTCGTTGTAGACATTGCTAGGAACTGCTGATGCGCCGTCTTGATTGTGGCACCATAGCATACCTTTTGCGATGGTTGTCCTGTCGTCTAAGCTAACCAGTCCAGTGTTAGATTGTGTAGTTAATTGCCATACAGCCTCGCCGGATGTACCAGCGTCCATAAATGGCGCACCGTTTGGAATAGCGCCGGTAGGGCCTTGACACCATTCGCCTTC